GGACACAGGCATCGACCAGTTCGGACACATGGACACCTATTTCTGCCCAAAACGACGTTTGGACACAACAATCTTCGGGAAGTAACACATGGCAATAACAAGAGTTACCTTTGGAGAGTGGCTACCTGACCAGCCAGGGGTTATCGGTGCGCTGACCACGGCTAGAAACTGCTACCCCAAGGCTGTTGGGTATGGCCCGTTTCCGCAGGAAGTGGACTACTCAGACGACGCTCCACAGGCTCTTACGGCTGCGGCTGCCGCCAAGGACACCAACAGTATTACAAGTATCTACGCCGCCGGTACGACCAGACTATTTAAGTTGGACACCTCAGACTTCTCGTGGGACGACATTTCTGCGACCACATACTCTGGGACAAGCGGGTGGAAGTTTACGCAGTTTGGGAACTCCCTGATTGCGGCTAACGAGTCCAACACCATGCAGTTTATAGACGTTATGTCGGGGACTACCTTTGCAAACATAGCGGTAGACGCTCCCAAGGCCAAGTTCGTGACCGTGGTGCGGGACTTTGTGGTATCTGGCTACCAGACAGCAAACAAAAACCGAGTTCAATGGTCTGGAATTAACAACGAAGCAACATGGACAACATCTGCGGTTACACAAGCAGACTTCCAAGACCTACCTGACGGTGGGTTTGTACAGGGCATAACTGGCGGCGAGTTTGGAATAGTCTTGCTAGAGCGCAGTATCGTGCGGATGTCCTACGTTGGAACCCCGCTTATATTTCAGTTCGACAACATTGCTAGGAACCGTGGGTGCTTTGAGCCAAACTCGGTCATCCAATGGCAGGGGATTACCTACTTCTTGGGCGACGACGGATTCTACGCTTGCGACGGGCAGAACCTAAAGAACATAGGAGCGGAGAAGGTCAATCGGTACTTCTTTAACTCGCTAAAAGAGTCGGATTTGGGGAACATGAGCGCAGCCATTGACCCAATCAATAACTTGGTGGTTTGGGGATACCCAAGTGTGGATACGGATTACCGTGTATTGATTTACCACATTGCTACCGGCAGGTGGTCTTACGCAGATTCGTCGGCAACCCGCGTTGCCCCTGTTTCTACCCCGTCTATCACCTTAGAAGGGCTAGACACTTTCTCGGCAAGCATAGACGCGCTTGGGGTTTCGCTAGATAGTCGTACTTGGCTTGGTGGAAAGCTGCTCTTGTTGGGGCTTAAAGGGTCGAAGTTAATTACCTTTACCGGCGCTCCCAAGACTGCGACAATCGAGACTTCTGACATTGAAACAGACTCAAATCAGTCAATGATTACGATGGTCAAGCCGATAGTAGACAACGGGACGGGTAGTGCTTCTGTGGCTTCTAGGCTACAACTGAACCAGGCCGTGTCCTTCCCTACGGTTTCCGCAGCCAATAGCGAGAACCGCATAGGAACTAGGTCTTACGGCAGATACCACAGGGTCAAACTACAACCGTCTGGGGATTGGACGACAGCTATCGGGATGGATGTAGAGATTCAACAAGCAGGGACTAGATAATGTTTCGTGTTCTACCGTACCAAGGTGGAGACCCACGGCAGATTTCCGAGGTGGTCAACAACCTGATGAACGGCAAGTCCAATAATACGGGGACGATTACGCTTGCCACGGGTAATGCTACGACGACCACCCTGTACGACGAGCGTATTTCCGTAGATACAAAAATTGTACTTATTCCATTCTCGGACGCTGCTGAACAAGACACAGCGCCACACGGAGAATTTCAAGATTTATCTTATACAACACTAAGCGGCAACATCAATTCTTCTGTAACAACAGTCCCAGCAACTAGCACTAATGGATTTAGGTCTGCTGGTGTAATAAGAATTAACAACGAAATTATTAGTTACACAGGAACGACATCTACATCATTTACTGGATGCACCCGTGGCGATTTTGGGACATCAAACGCATCACACAATTCTGGTGATTTTATTCATGGGTCACAGGCTCAAGCGTCTGGAGGAAGTGCGGCAGTAAAATTAAACACAACCAATCTTAGTAATGGTATTTCTTTAGCACAAGAATCAAGAATTACTGTTGCAAATCCTGGTGTTTATAACTTTGCTTGGTCTGCACAAATCAATAACAATTCTTCTGGCGTTAAGAATATATACGCATGGATAAAAAAGAACGGCACATCCGTTGATGGTTCAAATGGTCTGGTATCTGTTCATGGAAGTGCTGGTGGCATAGATGGTCATACGATTATTGCTTGGAATTACTTTGTAAATTTAGTGGCTAATGACTATGTTGAGTTTTGGTGGTCTCCAACCGACCAAAAACTTACCATAGATAGTTATGAGCCAGTAGCCCCAGCCCCAGCAACAGCTGCGGTTATTATTACTGTGAATCATATTGCGCCACAATCGTACTCAAACATTTACGTCTCTGCCCAACAGCAGGGACAGGCAACCATAAGCCACTATGCCAACTCTACGGCGAACAAGACTTATGCTTATATACTTGTAGGATGATTACAAGAAGATTTATACAGCCGCAGGAAATCAGGTCTTGGTGGGATTTTGTAAGACCTGGGTTAGACGTTATTCGCGTCAAGTCCCCAGAGTATTGGATAAGCGAAGATGTTTATGCTGAGTGTTATTTTGGTAAGGCAATGCTGTGGGTCTTTCTAGAAGATAACCGCCCATTTGGGTTTGTTGTGTTGCAACCAAAGCCAGAAACACTACACATCTGGTGTGCATGGACACAAGAGGCAAGATTTACGGACACCTGCTTTGAGCAGGTAAAAGAGATAGCAAAGATTGGAAACGCTAAACGAGTGACCTTTGATTCTTGGCGAAAAGGCTGGGAAAAAAGGGCAAGGCAGTTGAACTTTAAACCCCGTAGTTGGGTAATGGAGATTTAATATGAGTATGGGTGGCGGTGGTGGCGGGCAAAATACAGTAACCCGCACAGAATTAGACCCAGCAGTTCGTCCTTATGTTGAGTACGGATTGTCTGAGGCGCAGAAGTTATACCAAACTCCTGGCCCATCATACTTTCCTGGGCAAACTTATGTGAGTCCGTCTGGAACCACGCAGTTGGGTCTACAAGCCGCGCAAAACCGCGCTCTTGTGGGTAACCCATTAGTCCCTGCTGCACAGGCACAGACGCTTGCAAATATACAGGGTGGGTATTTGGGTGGAAGCCCGTTCTTTCAGGGGGCGTTTCAACCAGCCGCCCAAGCAGCCCAACAGTCTTTCTACGACACAATGGGCAACATTGCTTCTACGGCTTCTCGCGCAGGGCGGTATGGCTCACCAGCCATGCAAAACCTTGAGAATCGCGCCTTAGGGCAGTTCTCTCAGGCTCTAACAAACACGGCAGGACAGTTGGCTTACCAGAACTACGAGGCTGAACGCGCCCGCCAGATGGCTGCAACGGGAGCCGCCCCAACAATGGCTCAAGCCGACTATCAAGACATTCAGCAGTTGTTAAATGTCGGTCAGGCCCAAGAGGGTTATCAGGAAATGGCATTGCAAGACGCTGTTAACAGATTTAACTTCCAACAAAACCTACCTGCCGCCAAGTTGCAGCAGTACCTTTCTGCCGCTTACGGTTCTCCGCAAGGCGGGATTAGCACACAGCCGGTCTACCGTAACACAGGGGCCAATGTCCTTGGCGGCGCAATTGGCGGTTACGCTTTGTCAGGCGGTAATCCTTATGCTACGGCAGGGGGCGCAGCCCTCGGAGGGTTGTTAGGATGAGCGGGCCAGAACTCCTTGCAGCAGAAACGGTAGCTGCGACTGCGACGGCAGCAGAAACCGCAGCGGCAGCAGAAGCAATTTCTGCCGCAATCGCCGCAGCAGAGGCAGAGGCTGCAATTATTGCCGCGACAGAAGCCGCCGCCGCTACTACCGCTGCCGAAGCTGCTGGAACGAATCTTATGGGTGCGGAGTTGTTTGGAGGTGGGCAACTTGACCCACTACAAGCCGCAATTGCTAACGCAGAACAACAGGCTACCGCTATTAACGCGGCACAAGCATACGCCGACGCTGGGATGATAGACCCGTTTGAAAAGTTCTTACAGTACGGAGTTGACGCAGATGCGCCTGGAGCGGCTATGCGGTCTCTACAATCTGGATTTGCCAACGACCCGTTAAACACGCTAAAGAGCCTTCCGCAGTATTTGGGTATGTCGGCAGGAGGCCCGTCTGCTATACAAACAATGTACGGCGCAAGTCTTGCCAAACAAATGCTTGGCGGCTCTGGTAGGCCGCAATCTACAACGTCTACAACGCAAATTAGACCCGGACAGCAAGTAAATATGTCGCAACCCATGTCTTTGCTTGCGCCGCAAATTCGCCGCCGACGGGGAATTTCTCTACTCTGAGGATACTATGCTGAACATTACCAATCCGTATGCGGGACTTTTGAGTTCCGAAGAAGAAAAGAAACTTGGGCAACAGGCACAAACAATGGGGCTACTTAACCTCGCCTCCGCTTTGTTCTCCGCTGGTGCGCCATCTCCTGTTCGGCAGGGACTTGGTACTGCTTTTGCACAAGGTTTGCCAGCATATATGCAAGGCGTGCAAGGAACGTACGAGCAGGGAGTAAACAC